AGAATTGGTCCTTGGTCATGGGCACCTTGCGGATAACCCAATGACCTCGTTCAGTAAACCATTTCAAATCATCGTCCATATCACCCATATCAAACCTCAACAGTCAACAATTCTAAATCATCAGCACGACCTTCGTAATCTTTGTAACCACGTGGGTTACAGAAAATACGGGTAGAACCAACCATATAATCAAACACATGATGTGTATGTCCGTGAGTCCACAATTTGATTTGTGGTCTATCTAAGATAAACTCAGTCAAATCAGAACTGTATGCACCATTCACCATCACATTATCTTCATATTGTTTAACATCAAGCACCCATGATTTAGACATTATACTTCCATAACTTTAAGTTTAAACTTATCTGCACGTTCTTCGTAGTTTATATATCCACGTGGATTACAAGCAACTCGTGTAGTGCCAACCATGTAATCATAGTCTTCGTGAGTATGTCCGTGAGTCCACAATTTGATTTGTGGATGATCCATGATGTACTCAGTCAACTCAGTATGGTAACCACCATTCATAACTTGATCATGCTTGTAGCGAGGATGACAACTTTGATGAGATGGAGTGTGATGAGTACACACAACAAACTTATCATCAAATTTACCTTCCAACACATGTGTTAGGTAACCCATAAACTTCTTGTGTTCTTCAACTGCATCTTCTGGACAAAATGTAGAAGGTTCCTCAATGTGCTTAAAACCAATTTGCTTATGAAAACCATTTTCATTTTGTGTGTACTTTGGACCATTCTTACCGTCTTCAGTAAACAAAAGATTTTGCTCATAGATTGGTACTTTACGACTTACCATACGATTGCTGTTAGACACACATCGGAAGTCATTCATCATACGCCTCATAGCATGAAGAGTGATTGGATCTTCCTTATTCATGTCAGTCCACATAGTTCCACCAACGAATGTTACATCGTTAATCTTTACTAACTCACGATCAAGAACATGAATATTCTTATGACCTTTGAGTTGATCTTTAATATGCTTTACAGTATGTGCAAAGTCAAAGTTGTAATGTTCGTGGTTACCCATGATGTAGATTACATCTTTAAAATTATGTGATGCTGCACTAAAGAACTCATGATATTGTTCGGCTTTCTTGCCTATCCTCATATCACCATTCATTTGTGCAGCAGCCCAATCAAGATCTTTTGCTGTACATATATCACCACTCAAGATGAGTACATCCACATCACCTGGATTTTCCAAGATGATAGGACCAAATTCAAGATGGACGTCTGATGCTAATGCTACTTTCATTACTATTTTCCTTTTAATAGATCTATTATATCACATTTAAAACCCGCTGTACATAAAACAAAAGCCCTTGCGGGCTTTGTTTATTGGAATACACGAGAGTGTTTGGGAATTCCCGTTTTTAAGTAATCCATTTGATCTGCAAGTATGTTTCTATTCTGTAAGATGATATGCTCATAATGATTTGGTTCATAAGGCATATAGATTAATTCTAATCCAGCTTCCTTAAGAGTTCTATCACTCTTTACAGAGTTGCATTTCTTACATGCAGTTACTACGTTCATCCACTTATTCTCACCACCACGTGACACAGGAGTGATATGATCACGGGACAAAGTGTTAGAAGTAAAATGATTACCACAGTAGGCGCAGATGTTACGATCTCTTCCAAATAACGTTTTATTAGAGAGTACAACTTTACCAAACTTAGCAGGGTTAAACCCATCGCCACCACGAACAGCAATGATTGAAGGTGTTTCAATATATGATTCAGTTCCATCATTTTGAATACCTCCTCTAAATTTTGCTATTGTTTCACCAAGCGACCATGCTACTTGTTTTTTAGCGTGATAGAGGATCGCTTGTTCTAACGATAGCCATTGCCGTGGGATTCCACCAATATCCAATGCCAGTACGTTCATAGATCACTCCGTTGTTTTACTTATTTATTGGTACCCAGTGTTGGACTCGAACCAACATCGCTCTCCTTGTAAGGGAGACGTATCACCTCTCTACGCAACTGGGCCATTACCATTTTGAAAACCGACTTTGCCACCTTCAGCTTCAATTCTTTTAATTACATCTTCAAACGAAATTGGTTTAAAGTCAGTTTGTTCAACGCAGACACAATGATATCGTGTATCAATTTCTGGTTTACGATGCGACATTGTCATTACACGATTTGCATGTAAGTGTCCATGAATGTTAACGCCAAACCGACCTAAACTTTCTGGATGAATTGGAATATGACTTAAGATCATTCCATTCATAACATGATAAGCCCGCAGTTCTCTGAAGTGCTCACGATAATCATCATCTTTAAAGATGTCATGGTTACCACGAATCAAAACTTTATCACCATTCAACCTACGCATAATTCCTAATGCTTTACGGTTGATAACAACATCACCTAAATGGTAAACCTTATCGTTTGGTCTAACAGTTTCATTCCACACTTTAACCATGTGTTCATCCATCTCATCCGCATTATCCCACGGCCTTAACTTTGTAACACCATCGTTTCTTGTAAAACGACATACACCAGTGTGTCCAAAGTGTGTATCACTAACTAAAAACACGTTTGGCATATATTATCCTTTCATTGGGGTGACCGGTGGGTAACGCTCCCACTTAATCGGATTCACAGTCCGAGTCATTACTTTTATGATACGGCCACATGTAAATACACTCACTGAATGTGCTTACATGTAGACGATGGTAGGGGCACAGAGAATCGAACTCTGATTTACTGGTTAAAAGCCAGCTACTTTACCTTTAAGTTATACCCCCATTCGCTTTCGAGGTTTATGTTTTCGTTTCATTTTCTTCTTTTCTTCCATTCATAATCGTTGCCATCAGGTAACTTACCATCGACAACACTATCAACACCTTGTTTACCTACACAATCTGGATTCTCTGATGTCATTACAATAAAACTATTTCTTGTGTTACGTCTAAGTCCTTCAGTAAGCAATAACGCTTCTGTCAATGTGTCTTCGTCGTATGACCTAGCTTCACCGTGTTGGTTTGTAAAATATACTTTATACATGATAATTAATTGTTGGAGCGGAATATCAGAATCGAACTGATGACAACAGATTGGAAATCTGTAGTTTTGCCATTAAACTAATCCCGCATATTTGGCATCCCGGCAGGGACTCGAACCCCGACTGATAGTTTTGGAGACTATAGTGCTGCCATTACACTACCGAGACATATAGGAGAGAGTAAGATCTCAATTCATTAACGGATAAACCGCTTAGCAACCTGCAAGGTGCAAAACACAATATGCAAGCCACAAGGTTTAGGATTCTGAGTATCAACAAGCAAAAGCGATTTACATGGTAAATCAGTGTGTTATCTCAGAGCAAATACCATAGTTGGCACGTTAAGTTAAGTTTTCAAGACTTATCTTGGTTCAGAATAAGCGTGGAGCTTGTTCTAATTGTGCAGTTGTATCCTATTGCTAAATCCTATCCTTCTTACTCTCAGAACTTTTAGAGGATACCCTCTTCTGTTAACAACTCTACTGCTTCATCACTCAAGCTAATGAGTGTATTCACATTAAGTTGTAACAACGTATCTTGTAACTCTTGCTTATCACGTTTAAATGATTTAGCAATAAGCTTTGCATCTTCAATCAAAGATGGTGTTACTACACTTGTCTCTACTTTGTTGATACCGTACATTGATGCACGAATTGAATCTGTTTGAGATGCTTTAGCTTTCTCAAGACGTGCTTCAATCTCAGCAAACTCTTTACCAATGGTTCCATTAACTAATGGAGTCAAGATTGATAGATCTGCATCAATCAACTCAATCTGAGTCAACACTTCGTTTACACCAACGATTGCATTTTCTTTACCAACTTTACTACGGATCTCAAAGAGAGCCTTAGTTAGTTCGCGCTTACGTGCAACTGCTTTAACTAAACTTTGTTGAGCTGCAACAACAACAGATTTATAATCAGGTGTGAATTCATCAACACTGACATTCATTTCAACTTTAACGCCAGAGATAGCTTTTTTAATCTCTGCTTGAACTGCGTTTGCTTTACGTAGATTAATTTTCATTCTATATCCTTTTCAATTTATGGATCTATTATAACATATAATAAACCCGCTGTACATGGTGGGCATTCCGAGAGTCGAACTCAGACAATATCAATTATGAGTTGACGGCACTACCATTATGCTAAATGCCCTTGGTGCGCAATGATGGAATCGAACCACCATCTCGAAGTTCGTAGCCTCGAATATTGTCCATTATACTAATCGCGCTTAGATGGTCCCGACTTCTGGTTACGCTCCAGACTATCTGGCTTTTCAGACCAGCGCTTTCACTAGATTAGCTTAATCGGAATAAATTCTGGTGCCCCAAGAGAGACTCGAACTCTCACGCACTAGGCACTGGCTTCTAAGACCAGCGTGTCTACCATTCCACCATCGGGGCATTAACACATTACTTATCTTATTATACGCCATGTGTTATGGCGAGGTTGTGGAGCGGGTAGCGAGAATCGAACTCGCAAATAAACCTTGGCAAGGTTTCAGGTTACCTTTACATCATACCCGCATATTT